GTAGAACACCAGAAGCTCACAACGATGCTTGAGGAGTTGAAGGAGTCCAGCAAGTCTGGTAGCGAGATAGACTGGAGTGGTGGATTTGCAGAAGAATTTAGTGATGGCTAATCCCACCATTACCCCCATAAACAGCCTCTAATGATGGATACGCCCATCAAAATATGCCCAAACGGAACAGAGGGTGAAGTGGTGGAGATAGAGGGACTGAAGGTACAGCTTCCCCAAAAGCCCTTAAAGAAGGACATCTGGTTCTCGGACAAGCCCAAAGCGCAGCAACACTGGCGCACCCCTGTATTCCCAAAGGAGCTTACAAGAATAAGTGGTCAGGACGAGTTCAACGAGCTGCCCGCCAAGCTCAGGGAGACGTACTCCAAAATAATAAGGGAGGACTTCCGTAGGCGAAGGGAGGGGATATGGTTCATGAATAATGGACACCCCACATACATCACGGGCAACCACTACTTTATGCTCACCCACTACAAGCTGGATGTGGGGCATGGAAATTTTTTGCAGTTTCAGAGAAAGCTGTTCCTGCATTGGCAGGCTTGTGAGATGGACGGCAGGAGCATAGGGCAGGTGTTTACTAAGTGTAGACGTTCGGGATACTCGAATATGTCTGCCTCTATTCTGCTTAATGACGGCTCTCAGGTGAAGGACAAGCATCTGGGTATTGTGAGCAAGACGGGAGACGATGCCAAGAACGTAGTTTTCATCTCCAAGGTGGTGAATGGCTTTAGGAATATGCCTTGGTGGGCAAGACCAATATTCGATGGCACTACCAATCCGAGGGCAGAGCTGGCGTTCCGCACACCGTCTAAGCGTGTGACAAAGAAGTCGAGGACGATACAACGAGACGAGGCTCTCAACACGATAATCGACCACAAGAACACCACGACAAACGCCTATGACGGAAGCAAGCTGTACAGGCTACTGATGGATGAGGCAGGGAAGTGGGAAACCTGCGACCTGCAAGACTTCTGGCGAATCAATCGTACCTGCCTTATTGTAGGGCGTAGGATTGTGGGAAAGGCACTTGTGGGCAGCACCGTCAACCCCATGAGCATGGGAGGCAGTGAGTTTAAGAAGCTGGTGGAGTATTCCAACCCAAACGAGCGCAACGAGAACGGCAGGACGAAGAGTGGGCTGTACAGCATATTCATTCCAGCATACGAGGCGTTGGAAGGATTTTTTGATAAACACGGAAACCCTATTATAGATGACCCCAAAGAACCCGTACAAACTATTGATGGAGACTATGTAAGCATAGGAGCAAAGACGTTCCTAAAGAATGAGAGAGAGGCGTTGAAGGGAGATGCGAAGGAGCTGAATGAATTTATTAGGCAGTTTCCATTTACAATGGATGAGGCGTTTAGAGACTCACTTGACACATCAACATTTAACGTAGCGAAGATATATGACCAACTTGATTATAATAGTACTCTCTATCCATTTCCTACCCGTACTGGTAATTTTGTTTGGAAGAATGGGGAAAAAGACACGGAAGTAGTTTTCATGGACGACCCTAATGGGAAGTTCAATGTGAGCTGGATGCCGAACGCTGAGATGAGAAATAAGAAGAAGAGCGAAAGGAATCAGCTTATAAGCCCACACGACTTCGTGTTCGGTGGGGTGGACTCCTACGACATCGATGAAACCGTGGATAACAGAGGCTCTAACGGTGCGTTCCACATATACACGGGGTTCACGATGAGTGGGGACATCCCCTCAAACCAGTTTGTTCTGGAGTATGCGACACGCCCACCGCTGGCGAGGATATTCTACGAGGACGTTCTGATGGCTACTTTCTTCTATGGAGCGAAGGTGTTGATAGAGAACAACAAGTACGGGATAGCGAGGTACTTTGAGAGTAGAGGGTATATGGGTTATCTTATGGACAGACCGAAGAGCTTGTCCACGGGGAATAGTAATGTTAAGGTGAAGACCAAGGGCATACCGTCCAACTCAGCGGAGATAATACAGAGCCACGCACAGGCTATCGAGAGCTTCATCCACCACCATGTGGGCTACGATGAGGAAGGCAATGCAGGGAAGATGTTCTTTGACAGGACACTGAACGATTGGATAAACTATCGCATAACGAAGAGGACGAAGTATGACCTCACGATTAGTTCGGGTTTGGCGTTGCTTGCAAGCCAGAATTATGTGAAGCCCAAGCCACCTGCTAATACCTCTGATAAGCAGTTCTTTAGGCGATTCAAATTCAACTCGTAAAGCACTATCTTTGTGCAATATTATTTTTCCGTAAATGTACAGTAAGCAGGAGGGAGACAAGTTTGGACTAAAATCATTCCCAGACCCGTTAGCAGACCACGCTACCAAGTGTAGTAAGTCTTACGGACTGACGTATGCTAAAGCTATTGAGAGTCAGTGGGGGAGTATAGATGACGAGGCTTCTTTGTACAGACGGAGGCTAAAAGAATTTGAAAGGAACAGAGACTATGCAAACGGTACACAGGACACCTCAGTATACAAGCAGATACTTACGAGTCTTGACCCTAACGCTGGTGATGGCAGCCTGCTTAATATTGATTGGCGACCTGTACCTATTGTTCCTAAATTCGTAAACATTGTAGTCAATAAGATACTCTCAAGGAAGCCATATCCAAACCTTGAGGCTGTTGACCCCCTATCACAAACACAGAAGGATGGTAAAAAGAATTATATCAAAGCTGCTATCAAGCAAAAACCTCTTCTTGAGGAAGCTAAACAGCTTGGGCTGGATATTGAAGTTGAGCCAGACCAGCTTCCAGACACTCCTGAGGAAGTTGAAATCTTTATGGACAGCTTTATCAAAACTGATGCAGAGGTTGCTGCACAGTTAGCGACAGAAATGACGTTGGAGTGGAACGACTTCAATGACTCTATCTATAGGCGGTGTGTGGAGGACTTGGTGAATGTTGGGCTTGCTGTCACAAAGCGTGAGAACGACCCCAACTACGGCATCACAGAGAAGTATGTAGACCCCATCAGTTTCATCCACAGCTTCACGGAAGACCCCAACATGAATGACATCATGTACTGTGGGTATGTCCGCAAGATGACGATACAAGAGCTGAAGAGGATAGCTGGTGACCAGTTCACGGAGGACGAGTACAAGAAGATTGCAATGACTGTCCGCAACAGATATGGCAACAGCTCCTCTAAGCTCGATTCACGATACTACGACAAGAACATCCAAAGGTATTCGTACGGCTATGACGAGTACACGATAGAGGTGCTGGACTTTGAATATAAGAGTACAGACGAGGTGTTCTTTGAGGACAAGGAGACACGCTTCGGAAACCGTGGGTTCTACTACAAGGGATACTCCTACAAAGAGCCTAAAAACTCTGTGTATGAGCGTAAGCCCAGTGCCATGAATATTGAAACCCTGTGGGGTGGTAAGTACATCATCGGCACAGATAAGCTGTTTGACTACGGCATGAAGATGAATGTGCCACGCAACGTCCACGACATCTCTAAGTGCCGTTTCTCGTTCTCGTTCTCCTCTGTGAATTTACGCAGGATGATTCCCAAGTCTATGACAGGGCAGGTGATTGGTTTTGCTGATATGCTTCAGATTACGCATTTAAAGTTGCAGCAGAGCATCGCTAAAGCAAAGCCTGACGGACTCATAATTGACGTTGAGGGACTGGAGAATGTACAGCTCGGAAAGGGTGGTGAGCTTCAGCCTCTGGAGATACAGGACATCTACGAGCAGACGGGTGTCTTCTACTACCGTAGTAAGAATCCAGAAGGTGGATTCCAGAACCCTCCTGTGCGTGAGATAGGGAACTCTATACGAAATATAAACGAGCTGATAGGGCTGTACAACCACTACCTGAGGATGATACGGGACAGCACTGGTATCAACGAGGTGATGGATGGAACTTCTCCAAAGGGAGAGCAGCTCGTTGGTGTTCGTCAGCAGGCTATGCAGGCTGGCAACAATGCTATTTATGGTATTGAGAACGCTTCGATGATACTATACAAGAAGGTGTGTCAGGACATCGTTAGAGCTTTGCAAATCCTCCCGCCAAAGTCTGTTGTCTACCAAGCTTACGAGAAGGCTATCGGTAAGACGAACATGAAGGTGGTGAGCAGCTTCAGAGACCTGCCTATGTACAACTTCGGGGTGTTGGTGAGCAAGGAGATGGACGATGTGGACAAGGCTTATTTGGAACAGAACATTCAGGTGAGCTTGTCTCAAAAGGAGCTGGATATTGAGGATGCCATTAACATCCGTAACCTAAAGGATGTCAACCAAGCCGAAAGGCTTTTGATTGTAAGGCGCAAGAAGCGCATGAAGGCGTTGCAGGAGCAGGCGGCTGCAAACTCGCAGGCACAGGCTCAGGCAAACGTGCAGAGCATACAGGCTAAGTCACAGGCAGACGCACAGATGCAGCAGCTAAAGAATCAGGGTGAAGCCCAACTGGAGCAGTTGAAGGCGCAGCTTGAGGCACAGCGTATGCAGATGAGGCATGAGATGGAGAAGGAGCTGAAGGCTATGGAGCTTCAGATGGCTCAGATGAAGATGCAGCAAGACCAGCAGTTTAGGGAGGGCTTAGAGATGAAGAAGGACGACAGGAAGGACAAGCGTGTTGCAAAGCAGGCTGTAGAGCAGAGCAAGCTGATTTCACAAAGACAAGGCAAAAGAGAAGAACTTTCAGAACGTGAGGAGGACATCCTCGATATACTAACCCAAGAATAAAAAGCCATGAAACTAAAAAAAGGCAACGGAGATAAGAAGGAAAGCAAGCTCTTTCCAAAGGAAGCAAAATTTGGAACTTCCCTTAAAGACGTAAGAGCTGGTCTTATTAAAAGTGGTGAAACACCCAAGAGAAACCGTGTACGTTTCCAAGAGGGTTCTCGTGAGCATAAACGTCTTGTGGCAACAATGAATATGAAGCCCACATATACATTTGAAGGGAAAACTTACAAAACACTTTCCGTACCCAGTTTCCCCAGTACCTTTAACCCCGAAAAGAGTAAAGAAGGTTATAATCAGGTTCGTGATTTTTATCACAAAACGCCTGTTAAAAATGCTGAAACTCTGGATTGGAAGGTAGTGTATGAAAGAGATTTTAAAGACGACATGAAATTCGAGAAAAAAGTGAAGTCGGATAAAATGAAGCGTATGACTGAGTCTTTAAAAAAGGAGACCGCAAGACTCAGAACTAAAGACAATCCATTAAAAAACAAGTAACATGGCAACATTAGCAAACCAATCACAAGCAAACCTACAGAGCTTCGGGCAGAACGGCTTCAATGTCGTCACAGGCACGGCTGCACAGACAGGAGACTACTCTGCCATCACCATAGCAGTTGATGCTGTTATAGCCTCCATCACAGCTACAAACATTCAGTTGAATGGAAGTGAGTCTGCTACAGCTCTCAGTGGTGTGACACTCCCTGCTGGCACTACCATCTTCGGTAAAATCACAGGATTCACTCTCACCTCAGGTACTGTTATTGCTTACTACGCAGTGTAATGGCATCAGTTAATCTGGACATATCCTCAAGGCTGGACATCACCTGTCGTAAGAACGATACGTTCTCCCTCGACCTTGACATCAAGGATGCGAGTGGGAATGCTCTTGACCTTACATCTTACACATTTAAGATGGAGGTGAGAACATCTACAGATGACGAGGGTAGTCCTGTAATTGCATCTGCAAACATCAGCGACACAGCGGACGATAGCGGTAATCTAAACCTCACCATCACAGCTGCAAACATGAATGTATCTGCTGGCACTTATGTCTACGATTTACAGGCTACACTAAGCGGTGTTGTCACCACTTGGTTGTATGGAACTTTCAAGGTGAATGAAGACGTAACAATAACGTAATTGTCTGTTCAGGTATCAATAGAGAATGTATCACCCGTAGAAGTATCTGTATCTGAAGAATCTGTTCCAGTTACAGTAGAGTCTGCGGATACTCAGTCTATTACAATATCTGCAAAGGAAGACTTTGAGCTTACAACATCTGTAACTCAGAGTCTTTCGTTTTTAGTACCAAACCCAGAGTCATCTATTTCTGTAGAACAGACCAGTTCCATAGCCCTTGAGGTGGATGGGAAGAGAGGTGTTCTTTCCAATGATATTGGGATAAGGAAGTATGATGCTACTGAGGACGTTCCAAGGACAGGCGACCCATTCCTTTTCTTCGTTGCGGACGATGATGGCAACGGTGCGGCTATAGGTTTTTGGGATGGAACAGATATTCAGATAGTAATCTCAGTAACAATATAAGGCAATGGCAAGGATAGTACCCATTAAGAATGACGACCTACGCTCTCTGATTGCTCTTGAGGGTAGACCCGTAAACCTCAGCGTTGCTTTAGAGGGCGATGGCACTGCGTTGGCTAATGACGGAGGTACTCCACCTGTATACGGGGGCATATCTATAGGTGTCGTTGACATAGATGTGGGACGGGCTGTGGCAGTTACTTCCATCACCATCACATCAAATGCTAAAGGCAGGGTGTCAGGGGTTATTGCTCAGAACGCTATTGGTGATTGGATTGGACTTTCCAACCAAGATGAGTTCTCTTTGGCTATAAATGATGGAGGCTCTACTACGCTGAACATTGATGGGTTGGTGCTTGGTTCTGGCTCAAGGGTGTCTTTGACATTCACCCCGTACCCCGAAACTGGTCAGACAGAACCAGACGTGGGTATGCATATAAATGGTATTGAGTTTACAGCAGACTTTAACTTCAATGCCAAGAAAAAATTATTGTACTGTGGTGATTCCATATCGTGGAGCTTGGTGGGGAACTGGAAGACACAGGACATGGGCTACAACTACTCTGGCAACCGCAAGGAGAGCAGCAACCCATACCCAAGCTACTTTGGAGATGAGCTTGCTGCGTTCAGGCTCGTGAACGCACTCAGGAGTCAAGCAGACCCTGAGAGCATACGCCTTGTGAACAAAGGCTTTGGTGGGTCTAAGCTCGCCACCGACCAGTGGTTTGCATCGAGGTCTGGGATGTACACCATCGACTGGAACATGATGGTGATGCAGGCAGGCGTGAACGATGCCACTGATGTGCAGACACCACTTCGCCAGCTTACAATGGGGCAGAGGATACAGGACATGGTGGAGAAGCGTAATGAGGATGGCAGGGCAGAGTATCCTATGGTGTTTTGTACACCTCCAATTGCTGATGACAGATACGATGGAACGGATGCAAGGGTGTGTTTAGACCAGCGTGTGCCTATTTCGAGTGAGAGCTACACGGGTTCGTTTGATAGCACAACTGACACGGAGATTAGTTTTGGAGCAGCTCCATCTGGTGACCGTTGGTATGAGGTGAAGGGTGATGGTTCAAACGACTTGGAGATGAAGGGCGGTGTTGCAGATGAGGTGTACCGTCTTGACTTTGTAACGCAAAACGACTTACTTACGGGTGTTGCTGGAACAAACACAAAGGCTTTCATAAGAACTCTTGAGTCTAATCAAAATGTAGATGACTCTCCAATTGAAAACACTGGAATCCTTAGAATAGATGCCAGTACAACGCTGTTTATTCGCTGCGTAACACCTGACGAAGAGTATGAGGAGGTGGATAGAGTTAGTCTTATAGGAAAGGCATTGGCTGCTGATGCTCAATACTTTGATGCATCTGAGTCTACAATAGACCACTTTATCACAGGAGTGAATACATCTGCTACGGAAATATTAGCACCCACTATTGAGGGGGTGAGTGAGTCAGTGCCTATCATCAACGCCTTTCCAAGTAGAAACATCACTCAGTTTGGATTTGGAGCAGCCTCAGAACTTTTTGTAGCAAACACAAGTCTGCCGCCTGCAAGTGTTATTGATGAGAATGATGTTTGGATTCGCATCAAGGGTATGCAGGATATGTCTGCATCTGGAGAAACCAGTTGGGGAGACGTTAACGGCTTCTATAAGGTGGTGAACTACACTCTGTCTGGGAACGGTCAGAGAGTGGTGAATGTTCAGGTGATGCTTGACACGAGGGACTCCGCAGACAGGAAGTTTGACGGAAACTTCGGGCTAACTGTAAACTCTATATCCAAAGCAGCCAGTGCAGTTGTAACCCTTGGTGCAGATTTAACAGGAAAGATTGTTGGAGACAACATAGCTTTACAAGACGTTGAGGGTGGGGACTTTGAAAACAATGCCAACGGCATCTTTGAAATCACCGCCATAAACTCACCCACTGAAATTGTAATAAACCTTGACAGTTCAAGTTTCTCTGGCACATATACAACAGATTCAGGATACCTAAGCGGTGCAGAGATTGAGCTGTTCAGTAGCCGCCCATACTTAGCAGAGTTTGAGGGTAGTAGCGCAAACACTCTGGAGGCTAACAACTACAGCTACTTTGCTCACGGAGACAACACTGTTGGCGACTATAAGGTGAAGGTGCAGTTGTCCACAGGCACAGGCACTCAGTTCAATCTTGTGGCAGGGAAAGGAATTGTTTTTTCTGTCTATCAGCAGGGCAACGTCATATACATGAACGAGGTGGTGAGTGGAGATATTACCAACGCAGGAAAGATTGTTGGTAGCGACACGCTTGACAATTTCTTCTCGCAAACAGAGGTGGGATTGACAAGGCTGAAGACAGTGCGTAAAGTAATCACCGACACTGTTAATGCTTACGACTCAAGTGCCAACGTACACCTCGTTGATTTGTACGATGTGGATGACTTAAAAACAACTACCGAAACCACTGCTGGAAGACTCATTTATGGCTCTGATAATTACAAGGCAGATACCAGTGGAGGAGCGTCCTCTAAGCTGATGGTGAACGACTTGATAGAAGACCCGATATTCAAGGCTACAGGTGATTCTGGGGTAAATGAAAGGGTTATGGGAAAAAGACTACACAGGTCTCCGAAGGGTCATGAAGAAATATACAACAGGCTCTATAGCGTGATTGGTAGCATAACAATACCTAATTGATACTCAGTATCTTTGCATCATGTCGCCAGAACAGATAAAAGCAAAGCTCAAGAGGTTTGGACTCATCGCAGTAAACAAGCCCAAGAGGACTCCTAACCACCCAACGAAGAAGGGAATCGTGTTGGCTAAGAAGGGGGATGTGGTGAAGCTCATCCGATTTGGTGACCAGAAGATGGGACATAATTATTCTCCTGAAGCCCGCAAGTCTTTTAAGGCGAGACACGCAAAGAACATTGCCAAGGGAATACTGAGTGCCGCATACTGGGCAAACAGGTTTTTTTGGGCTGGTAGTGGAGGCAGCAAAAAATCACCACCTAAATCACAAAAACACAAGAAAGGGGTATGAGCAATTTTTTCTCACAAACAGGGCTGGCAGAGCTTATCGAGTGGTTGGGACTCACTGCTGGAGGCGGTGCATTAGGCTGGTTTGGTGCAAAGCGAAAGCGTGAGGCAGAGGGCGTGGAAGCCACCATCAAGGTGTGGGAACGAACTGTAGAGCATCTTGAGGAGCAGCTCGAAGACCTCCGAAAAGAGAATGTAGAGCTGAGGCTTGAGATTAAAGACCTCCGCATCCTCGTACACGACCTTCAGGCTAAACTGATGATGAAGTAATGAGAGCAAAGAAGGGGAAGATAATGGTGAAAGCACCGTCAGGCTACCACTGGATGAATCAGGGTGGCAGGTATTTTCTTATGAAGCATGAGGGTGAGTTCAAGCCACACAAAGGAGCTTCTCTTGAGGCAGGGTTCAAGGAGATGAAGGTGCATGAAGGCTAAGAAGAAATCAAGAGTGAACGAAGCTGGCAACTACACGAAGCCAGAACTCAGAAAGAGACTGTATAGGCAGATTCTCAACTCGAATGTAATGGGAACAGCAGCAGGTAAATGGTCTGCACGGAAGGCACAGCTCCTTGCTAAGAAGTATAAAGCAGCAGGAGGAGGATATCGATGAAACTAAAGAAGTCACAGCAGAGTCTAAGGAACTGGACTAATCAGGATTGGACTACGGGTAGTGGCAAGAAATCTTCTGATACAGGCGAGGCATACTTTCCAGCAAAGGCTGTGGAGGCTTTGAAGAAGGCAGGCTTGTACGATGATGCTGTCAGAATAAAGAAGGCAGCAAACAGGTCTGGCAATAACGCCCAATACCCTGAGAGGGTACGAGAAATAGTAGAGAGATATCGTTAAATTTGCAAACGTAAACAACTAATAATCATGTCAATAAGTCCTAATCGCATCCCTCGGAAGTTTGTTGAGGCTGTTCAGGAAAAGAAGAGGAAGGAGAATCAAGAGAAAGCTGCTAAAGACACTAAAGCTATTCGCCAAAGTTTTGGTAAGAATGGAGACAAGATGGATTATCAGTCTTCTAAGGAAGCACAGGCAAAAGCTAAGAAGCCCACAGAAACTGTAAAGAAAGGGCAGGACGTTATCTCCGACAAGATGTCTTTCGGTAAGGCTTTCCGTGCAGCTCGTAACGAGGGTATGAAAACTTTCACTTGGCGTGGCAAGAAGTATGGCACAAAGCTGAAGAGTGAGGTGAAGAAGAAGGGAAGCAGCCCAAAAGCTAAATCAGCTCCCGCAACGCAACTCCGTCCCGATGTTGCCACACCTCTAAGAGCAGAAGCTGAAGAGAAAGCTGTGAAGGAGGTAGAGCAAAATATTGATGCAGCTGTCCCGTATATAAGAGGGACTTCACCAAAACCCAGAGTAGATACTACGGAATCTCAAATAGAAAGAGCCACCAAGGCAATGGCTAAAATTGACAAGTCTATTTCTCAAATGCAGAACAATCCATCTGGATATCTTGGCTTGTTGAGCGGAGAGCAGAAGAATCAAAGAATCAAACTTCGTGAGAGAAAGAAGAGGTTGCAAAAGAGACTGAAAGAATTGTACAAATACAAGGAGTATAAGGAGAGGGTGGAGAAAGGCGGCATGAAGAAGTAAGAAAGTATCGTTAAATTTGCAAACGTAAACAACTGAAAATGAAGCCAAAGAAAAAAATGTCCATGTACATGGGCGGTGGAAAGACTAAGCCAATGTATATGCTTGGAGGTAAGGTTTATAAGGACGGAGGTTCTATGATGGCAGCTCTCCTGAAAGACCCTAAGCAACGTGCAGCAGCCAAGAAGATGTTGGGCAGCATGGAGAAGGGTGGCATGATGAAGTATGAGAAGGGTGGCGTTATGAATGCTACGGGTGAGACAGGTAAAAATAAAAATGAGGAAGAGCTTGTGCTTGGCATGACTCCAAAGGAGCGAAGAATATTTGCAAAATTATCCCCCTATCAAAAAAAACAGCTTCTAAAAAGAAGGGAAGAAAAAGCACAAAGAGAAGATGTTAGAGAAACTGGAACATCCAATGTATACGGCATACATTCAAAAGTTGGTAGGACTGGATTTCCAGTTATAGGAGCAAGGGATTCTGAAACTGGACAAAGACAAGAGTTTAAAGAAGGTTTTGTCAGAGTGGGTTACGAATCCTCAGACGCAAGAAAAAACAGGAGCTTAGGAATATTGCCAGAAAATATAGGCAAAGGTTCTTCAAAATAAAAACAAAAAGGAACAAAAAAAGGAGGGTAAAGCCCTCCTTTTTTAATTCTCATACAAAACAATACTTAGCTCATCTTTCCTTAAAAAAGAAACGTGGGCGCTTTTTATCACACCTCCTGTACCCCTGAGGTCGATAACCTGATACATCAACTCGTCCTCATCTGGCTCAAAACACCAGACGCTGTCTGAGGCTGCATAAAGACTCATTACAAACAAACTAATGTTTTCTGGTGTGGTCGGGGCTATAGTCCACGCTGAGTCAATGTTACTTGCCTCCTGTAATACCACCAACTCCCAAGCCTGCCCGTACACACTGCCTGCGGAGAGAAGTAGGGCTAAAACCATCTTTTTCATCATTCTTTAGTTTTTGGTTCGACTCAAACATACGAAGAATTTCCGAGGGTGCAAATCCGTATATGAAAAACATTTTAAATTTGCAACATCTTTAACTAAATTTTATTCACATGGCTGAAAGTAATTACGAGTCAGCGTTGAAAGACGCTGGTTTTGAGCTAAC